TGTGTTAACAGATTATTAGTGGTACTAGTTTGATGCCCATACATTTGAGCTGCGTTTTGCAGTCTGGCATTTGTATACTCATAATCTAATTGTTTTAGCAAGCGGTCCCACTTATTTTTATCCGCCTGCGCTTGATTGATAGTGCCAAACAACCCGCCAACAGTTGTTTGCGCAATATCACCCGCCTTGCCAGCTAACGCGCCTAATGCAATGTTAGCCATTTCACCTATCGTCTGACCTTTTCTAACTTGGAATAGGGTCAGTGTCTCTAATATAGCCTATGAACTTGACACCTACATCGAAAAACTTAAACGAGGTTTCTACCGCTCTAGCCGCTGCAGTAAAATAGCCTTGTCGATATAACTTTATATAGCACACAGGTTGTAGTGCTGACTTTGAGACTAATTGAAACAACATCGCGTCATGATCACCCAGAGGAACTGGATGTTCTTTTATGAACTGGTTAATAAATCTAGTGGTAAGACTATATGAATAAGCCTTACTACGCGTGGTGCCTGCAACTGTTGGCAAGGCATCCTTATAAGTTAGGTAATACTGTCTCCTAGTGTCCCAGCAACTAAAGCTGACTATTGACTCGTTAACTCCCGGAATAATGGGTTTGGCTCCTGCTGTTGGGTTGTACAGAGGCCGCACTGGCATAACCTCAAATAATTGGCCACTGGTAGTTGGCACTCCAGTAGCATTCTTGACCGCGAAGGTGACACCTGACCCCCCTGTCGAAAAATCTATTTGTGATGTACTTGACATGGTAAAAGCATAGTCGTTATTGTTACTAACCACATAGAATTGCCCACTGGGCGTGGCGTCTGTTTGGACAGGACAATTGAAAGCAACGTATTCATTGCCAGTCCAAGTTAATCTAGTCTCGTAAAAAGCATCAACTACTATATTGCCAGCCGGCGCTGCTGACAACTTACCTTGAACAATGTACTCAAGGGGAATCATGTCACCATCATAATTCGTTCCTAAGTGAACACTCACCAATCCATTGGTATTGGAGGATGAGGTTGTGGTTGCTGCGAGTATCACGAGCCTATCACAGTAATTGTCGGCATCGTAAACTAACCGATGAAGCGGTTTGTAGTCTAGTAACTCATCATAATCCGACCCGACTACTGGATCGTCATTTATATCTACAGGCATCATCTGGAGCAACATAAAATCTGGTCCAACCCTATTAAACACCTGCACATTTATTTGTGCGGTACCTGTGGAGGAGGTGTTAAGTGCTTGCAACACGAATATTGACAAGTGCCCCCCTATAGCACTAGTATTCGTAAGTGGCTCTGATAAATAATGGTACATAACATTACGTTGATCGTGCCCAGCCTTCATGGTACACTCCAGCGTTTTTGGATCTATTACTACATAGGGATAATAACCAAACAAGTTGGCTGATGTTAACTTGTTTGGGTCTACATTGGGCGGGGTTTTGACCATTGCTAAAGCACCAGCATGAAAGCCGGTACCCGCTACTTTTAGACTATATTCTAATGAGCCTGTCCATATATTATACATTTTTGTGATATATGCTAAATTTGCGTGTCCCCTAAGGGGAGTTATTGGTGTTGTCCAGAGCATTGTGCCTGGCGCTTGCGAAGTTGCCCAGGTAAAATTAGTCAAGGGCACAAACTGTTCATAAAAGAAAGAATCTATAATATTAACCGTAGTAGCATGAGCCACTGACTCAGTGGGCCCAGCTCCCGGTGCCTCAGTTTGCGATACTGGAAGCACGACTGCCTCTGTTGATGAGAAAGTCACTCCCCCTGCTCCCCCAACGGGGGTGGGAGGGGCTGATTGTGGCTCAGCCTCCCATTCCGTGATAACAAAATGCTTTGAGACTTCTGCCAATCTACTCTCTATATTAAGCATTTTTTCATACAACAATATATTTTCCCTGCGAAGCTGCTCAACGCTGGGAGTTTGTTCCGCAGTGTCTTTCGGTTGTGGTTTTTCGGTATTTTCCATACTTTGAGCTTCAACACTTTCAATCCTCGAAGATACATCACTAGTTGATGCGAATCTTACAAGTTTACCCTTACTTTTACTGAGCAAGCCAGCTACCTGGCATACTGGACAATCCCCCAGGAATTGGGGGTGGAAAGGAGTAAATCGCCCATGCTCATGTTGGTAAACAGATCCGCAGGCAGGACACTCATGCTGGTGCATTTGACCTTTAACTGCCACACAAGCATTGGTGGCTTTATAAATATATCGCTTGTACTTGTCATCGTAAGTCAAGCGACTAGTTAATCCCTCTGGACTAACATTGCGCACACTATTCCAATACACCCTATTAAACTGATCCTCAAAGGTGAGAAACTCACTAGCAACTATGCCATGTTTAACCACGCACTGTTCCAAATGAGCCACCATGGCGTCATAAAACTTTTTACCTTTTAAAGCAGCTTCTAAGAGACAAGAATCAAGAGTGCTAGCAATAGTAGTGGGATCGTAAGCACAATCCTCACCTCGCTTAAATACATGGCGCCTATTGCGCTTGCACCAGTGTAATATCTTGGAAAAAGCCTCGTCTTCCAAAGGACCAATGATATTACCTCTATACTGTATAAACCTACGCTTTAAAAAAGTCATCTCATTAAGCACGGTTTTTGTTGAAACACCACCGTCCTTCAATGCTGTCGTGATCTCTAGACCTAGCATGGAGGCTTGCTCAGTGAAACTATCAATGTTAAAAATGTCCTCTATACTTTCGGTTATAGTACAAAGATTGTCGTCGCCGGAGACTGCAAAGGCAACATTTTCCTTAAACGCCTTATAATTTGCCAACTTGGGATTCTTTTCTCGCATAATTTTTAGATAAATATAATAATAAATTAGAATATTCATTATGCAATTATCAATGCTAGTATTTGGCTGTCCTGAGACATGTCCACCCTCTGCTCTTACCACCTTATCATAGAAGGTGAGTAGGGGTTTTGATAAGTGCTTATAAAGCGTGTTTCTAACTATGTCATCTTCCTCTTTCCAATTGGGATCACAACTCTGGTAAAGCTTATTATGGACTTGAGCACAGGCTTGAATAAGCTCTGCGGGTAGTGATGCATCATACGCCTTATAATCTGCATCAAATCCTCTGGATGATCCATTCCTAGTTAAATACTTATAAAGGGAACCCCACTCTATTGAGGCGGGGTTCATACCAACTTTAGCCGGTATTTGATCCCTAATGTATGCCAACATTGCACCAGAGGCATGCGTGTATTTTCGCATTGCTATAGTAAAATAAAGGGGTGATCCAGCAAATGAGCGAGACTTGCCAACCTCCACTTTCGGTAGCTTAACCACTTCATCTTTAAGTGAAGCGTTAAAAACAACAGCTGAAACCTGTCCCTGTTTGCAATTTTCTATAAAATTGTTAACATGAGAGTGGAGCTTCTCTCCAACACCCAACTGATGCTCATAGGACCAAAGTCCATCAGGCCCCATTGTAAAGAACATCTGCGATTTAGTATCAAGCAAAGTATATGATGGATTTGAGTTATATGGGTAGCCAGGACTTGATTTTCTAACTAAAGGGTGCGATGTTTCTAGAGCTGAATATCCGTTTATAGCTTCTTTAGATGTAAGCACTTTAATGGGTATAAGAGTTTTCTTCGCTATCTGCGCAAAATCATTGGCTATGGTATCAACACATTCACTAAGCAAACTAGCATCAGGTGTGGGTCTGACTTTATCCCACTTATTAATATTGTCTGAGTACGGATCAAAACCTTCTGGGGCCTTGATCAACCTTTCATCTTTACTACTCAAAACGGCTGGTTCAAACAAATCTGGTACAGGGGCACCAGCTGAAAAGGGGGATCTGTAAAGTTGAGTTAATGTTGGTTTTGTGCCATAATATAAATTATCCTCATCCACACCTTGCAAGCCAATCACAGTAAAGCCCTTAGAAATGTGTTGGTCAACTGGCGTGGTGTTATAATAATTAACACCCTTGCGTTCAGTCACTACTTCCTGGAACTTAAGGATTTTAATAGTTTCCGAGCTCTCTGGCTTGACAGCAAAATCACTTGCAAATAGCTGCACAAAATAGCCTTGATTTGCAGTTGCCGCACAATGAAATCCTAGAAACTTCCGTTGTATGCTAGAATTAACAATAACACACGGGGAACCACAATCACCCGCCGTGGTTTGCAATGGAAAGGTGGGAGTGTAATCTATTGATCTAGTATAGGGTAGTACAGTGTGCATCGCGGTGGATCCTTGATAAGACACACTGGTACGTTCTTTTAGTATGACGTACGTATCTCTTGGCCTATTATCTCTTAATAACGTAAGATTTGCCTGTATACCATTTTTCGTAAGTCCCTTATCAAGCTGTAGGTGAACGGTCAAGTCCGAACAAGGTTGCCAAGTTTTGTCCTCAATTTTAAAAATTGCCAGATCTCTGAAATTGTCGCAAATAGCAGAAGCTACCTTAAATCTCTTTTGGTTCCTAACAACATACAAATTTGTGTTAGCATTAAAAGTATGTGCTACGGTGACCAATTCGTTGTCTCTAACACATATAGCATAACACAAGTGTTGGCCAGTTAAATTCTGTAAAGAGAAGGTTTGCTTGATAATTTTTGAAGTTAACTGTGCGGAAGCCTCATCAGTCCATGCTTCGGCAATGGCTTCTCTTCGCTTAGACTCCTCGTCCGCCCAATTAAACCCCGTGGCAGATCTCCACTCTGATAGCTTACCGCCACTAAAGGCTTTGTCCCAGGGCAAACCACCAAATGGATCTATCTTATAGTCTATTAGCTTGGGCCCAGGCTTGGAAGGCCCAACATCATAATCGTACGGGTCTGATTCACGTTCAATATGCGAGTCTTTGTGCACACTGGAGCTTATCACAACGCCAGCCCAAGCGGTTTTGACAAAAGTTTGCAATACTTGACAAATGGTGTTGAGAGTGGAAACTTCCTCAACAACTTTGGCAACAATAGGCTCCCTAAAATTTAGTATACCCTTGTACAGATTGTACACAGGGCCTTTCCTAATTGTCCAGTTTTCATATCGCGTACTACAGTGTAACTGGTCATCACTGAATGTGTATGAAACCTCATCAACTTTACACAAGTACAATATGTCTTCATACGTAGTACAATAGAAGGCATAATCCTGACATGTAATTAACACTGGCACGAAATTATCTATCCTAAGGTGAAGGGAATTAACGTACATTAAGGACTGATCAGGCGATAAATCAGCTATCTCTGACCGCTGTGCCATGGACAGGGATCCAAACATTTTTGTAAAATTAACTATGCACTCAGCGAAAGATGCTCCTGTAACAGTGCACTTGGAAAAAGCATTATAGGGTGTAATGTTTTGCAATTCGATAAAGTCTGCAGCAACATTAACTTTT